TCAAAAAATCATCAAAAGCCGAGATCCGATACAGTTTAATATTTTGGTAAGAAATAGTATTATTAAAAATGATTTTATTTTTGCCAATTGGTTGTGTGGGCAAGGATTTGATGGTTATTGTTCAGGATTAATGCATATTTATGAAGTGGGTTCATTAAGAAAAAGTTTTCCAGAAGAAATCATGATTTGTCATCCGATTGGGTCTGTGGATGTAATACAAGAAATTGAAATGAAGAAGGAAAAAGATCGTCTCAAATTGGATCAAATTTTACAAAATATTGTCCATCATTAGATAATGACTTGTTCTTGTAATAATAACAAAACTACCCTTAACTTGCAATTTAGCAAACTTGACTTTTTAAACAGCTTCACCACCACTGGACAACTTGTTGGAAATTCCAAAGGATTCGTAGGAAGTGCAATTGTCACCGCATACGATACTCGTCAAAGAGCGTATCGTATCTTTTTCAATATCAATTCTATAGATGAAGAACCCACATCTGGCTTGATTCGCAACAATGTTACAATTAGCGTATCGTCCGTCAGAAATTTAGACAAGAACCTTCTCACCACGACTTTTAATACCAATGTGTTTAAAAGTACTTATGATAATCTTCCTGGTATTTACACTTCAAACAATGGATCCAAATTAATTGTTTCCGACAATGGAAACAATCGTCAACTTATTTTAAAATTACAATAGTCAATTAATTGTTTAGTTGACAACTTTCACAACCACTCTCACATTGATTTTGACATTTATCCGCAAGACCATTATTCGATGGTATGGAACCGTTTAACCCATAATTAGATCCAAAACGATAAATGTAATGAGTTAAAAAGTGGAATTGTAAAGGTTTAGGAATTAATTGGCAAGTTTTTTGTTGGTCCAAAGTTGTGAATAAAGTACTAATCAAGGTATTTATACTACAAAAGGTAGTTTCAACCTTTGTATAAGAATTACTGGAAACTGAATAAAGAATTTTTACCAAGGACCAACTATAATTGATTGGAGCAATGCAAGGATTAACTTCATGTCGATAGAATAATGCAAGGTCGTATTCCGTTCCCGAGTCTGGGTCAATTAAAATATAATTAGTACTAATATAGTAATACATTTTTTGACATACAGATACTTCTAAATAATACTTGTAAAGGAGGAAAGGATAATAATAGTTTTGACTTCCAATTAAAAAGTCATTGGTAATAATGGTATAATAAAATTTACCCTCTTCAAAATTACAAATATATAAAGGAGTAAATGATAAAGTATTACTAAACAAGTTGGGTGGAAAAGTGGAAGTTGGCAAAAAGGTTCCGTCAGCACAATCACCACACAAATTATATCTTTGCTGTTGAGCAAACCCTAATGTGGCTTGAGTTAAATTTGCAGGTTCATAACCATTATAAAATACAGACAAACTATTTGCATTAATAGTTCCAGTGTCTGATTTATTCCATTCAATAAAATAACTCATTTTCTATTAACAAAAAAATTAAAAAATTATAAAAATAAATAATGCCAAATTGTACAATATTATGTTTAATTTTGATATTGATTGTAATTTTATATATATCTTTTCGTCTGTATTCAACCAAAGAATCATTAATTTTATGTAATTTATCTAATGCAGATGTTTTTGTTCATACTCATCATAAACAATTATTTGTAGGAGATTTTGATACGGATAAAATTGGATATATTGTTACTTATCACACACAACATCCAGAGAAAGACATGGTGAAATGGAAAAAGAAGTTACAAGGTCGTTTTGTAATAGTTATCGACGGTGAACCAAATCCATTAAAGGATATTGAAGCGGATGCCATTATTACAACCAAAGCCAAACCAGATTTGCCGCCAAATACTCCCCATGTATTTTTGCCTTATTTTGTATATAGTTTTAAACAAGTGGGAGTTGAACCTACTATACTTATTAAACAACAAGATGAAGTTGTACCAGATAAGCAGAAATTTTGTTGTTTCATGTATTCCAATTGTCAAGAAAGATATTTAGGGGTAATTAAGCGTAAACAATTTTACTATAAAATGTGTAAAAGATTTCCCGGAAGAGTGGACAATTTAGGTCGTTGTTACAATAAATCTTATTCAAAAAATGGTTGGTGGCAAAATAATATTGATATTTACAACAAGTATAAATTTGTTATAAGTTTTGAAAATCAGCCTATTGATGGTTATATAAGTGAAAAGTTGTGGGTTCCCATGGTGAAAAGAAGTATTCCTATTTATTATGGCGCGCCAGATATCAAAAAATATTTTAATACAAAAAGTTTCATCAATGTAAATGATTTTGATAATTTTGACGAATGTATGGATTATATTGATAAAGTTGACAAGGATGAAAATCTTTATCGCAAAATCTTACAAGAACCTTTTTACCACAATAATAAAGTGGATATAAACATGTTTTCATACCATTATGGAGGAGAATTTTATCATAACTTGAAAAACATTTTACCAACAACTATTTCTAAATTTATGAGACCTTGTCAATTTTATGTTGAAGATATTCATTTTGTTACTTATTCAGACTACAAAAATAAACCTCCTCTATTTAAAAAAGCACAAGATAGTGGATTCTTTAAAAAATTACAATTTATTTCTGGTTACACCTTACCGGAGCCTAAATTATTACTAGACTGTATGGAAATGGTGGAGGATTTTGATATTATCGTGTTTATACATCCTACAATTATTATATCGCCATCCAGTATAAACTTTTTTGATGCATTTTATCATTTATTATTACTAGATGGCAAAGATATGATTTTGTTTTACGATATCCAAAAAGTATTTCAATTCAAAATTATAATGTTGAAAAAAAATAAACAAACAATCGCCTTTGTTGAAAATTGGAAATCCAAATATCAGGAAACTCAAGATTCAAGTGAATTTTTACTGTTATGGAACGAATTTTTGACAACTACAAAAACTAATGCGATTATCCACAAAAGTGATAATCTGCTTGAAAAAACTCCTGCCTTTTCTTTTACCGAGAAAATCTAAAAATTGATTTTTGCAAATTTTCCTAGTTTTATTCTTGGAGACTTACTTGTTACTAAAAATTGATCAACTAACTTTTTTAAATTTACAGATTTATTAAATAAACCACAGATTTAAAAATGAACGCAAAACAAGGATTTCACTGGAAAACTATTGAAAATAAGCCCGATAATTGGGAAAAACTTCATCATCTTATTCAAAGCACTTATATGGACAAGACCAAGGAGCGTGATAAATACTGGAGAAAGGGCGACCTCGTTTTAGAAGTTCTTTTGGGAATCTTTCCTGACATGGCCAAAATTTTTACAGTTGCAACAACCGCCGCGCCTACAACACAAGATAAAAAGAAAAAGGGTGGTGGCGGTGGAAAAAAAGCTCCTTCTAAGAAGGAGGAGATTATGAATCAAGTAGAAAAGGATATTATAAAAAAAGATTTGCTCAACATTCGATTCGACAAGTTTCTTCGCCCGCTGACTACGAATTTTTCATTGGAGATCACCTTTGTAGTCATGATTGTGATTTGGAATTTTTATGTGGCTCAAAAGCCAAACATTGACTCTCTTATTCTTTTGGATGCTATCATCAGTCTTAATCGTATTATAGATGCAGAATCTGAAATTCTGGTCACTATTCCAGCCCTGCACCAAGGTATCATGACTCTTCGTGAATCGATGAATTCCAAGATTAATGAATCCATGTATACGCTGCTTTTCCAAAATCCAGTTTTGCTGATTGAGTCGACTGCGGATAAACGCAAAAAGTCGATTACTCTTTATAAAGAGCAAACCGAGCTCTTGGACAAGATTACCAATGCCATTACTCTTGACGAACCAATTCTTATGGGTAATCAAATGCCTACAGGTACTGGTAAATCATTTTTGGCGGTTCCCTTGGCACAAAAGATTTGCAAAATGAGGCGACAAAAGACGGTTTTATTTGCGTGTTCTAACGAGCTAGTGAATCAGGATATTGCATGTACTGCGTTGCTTGGCGATGATATTCATCTTTGGATGAGTGCTTTGATTCGAGATAAAGATAATGTAGCGCAAGTTTTGCTTCGTCCATACAAGAGGTGCTTCCCTTCTAAGTGGAAGCAAGTGTATAAGCAGGACGATGACGAAAAGGAAGGCTCGATTACCGAGCAATGGAAATATTATGTAGAGAACACAGGAAAGTATCCTGATATCGTAGTTGCAGATTTAGAAGCGTGTTATGAACTTCTCAAGGCATCCCACGAGCTAGGAGATCCATTTATTGCCTACATTGACGAGTTTATTTCAGATGAGCAATCCAACAAGATGATGGCCAAGATTTGTAAATATTTGCCAAAACATACTGTACTTTTGTCTGCAATTTTACCTACTTTTGAGCAAATGAATCCGCTGGTTAGGTATTTTTGTCAGCTATACGACACGACACCAGAGGCGTGTCTTCATCGAGTAAAGACTAATAATGTTCCTATTACTTGTGCGGTGATTGATCAGCGCGGGCAACTTCGTATGCCACATCATCTTGTTAAATCCGAAGAAGATCTTTATAGACTGTTGGAGGAAATGCACACAAATCCTCGTATTCGCCGTTGTTATACTGCAAAGCATGTCTATTACTGGGCCAAGACTTTGGAGTCGTGTTTGGGTCCTTGTCAACTTGATTTTATGACGCGATTCCCCGACATTGGTAAAATTCAGAATAGCAAGGTTGTAGAATATGCCTGGGATATTTTGAATTGGCTTTTGCAAAATTTTCAACATTTGGATCTTTTTTTGAGTTATCGTCCTACCATTAGATCAGCACCAGACCGTTTGGAAGTGTTTAAAACGCAAACCTCCGAGTTTGAAGGAAAGACATTGTTCATCTCCAATGACACTTTTAAGCATATTGGCGAAGCAACTGTCGATCTGTACGATGATAAGATTCGCTGGTCTTCCATTGTTAATCAAACAATGAAAAATCGTCAAGCTGTCGAGCAGAAAATGGAAAAACTAGCCGAAACAAAAGTAGGCCGTGATAGCAATTTTTCAAAATTAGAAATGGAGAGAAAAATGGCGGAAATTGCAGAGACCAAGACCATTGTTACTTTGCCAGCTCCATATGTCTTGAATTCCAAAGATCATTACCTTCGGTTCCATCCTGGAGAGACCAATGTCCCCGCAAAATTTATTCCACGAACCGCCAATGTTCTTCCTGATGTTTGTAATGATGCCTTTAGTGATGATGAGCTTTTGATGTTGGCATCGGGAATCGGTTTTTACGACAAGACTAAAATGACTTCCTATCAGAGGACTCTTATAATGACACTATACAAGGATTTATTCTTTGTTTGCTCTTGCAAGGATATTGTGTTTGGTACGAATCTTCCCAATCTCGTCAATGTTTTTATTACCAAGGAATTTGCCGAGAAGGAGTCGATTGCAATTTTGTACCAGCTTATGGGTCGTGTAGGTCGTATGGGTCGGTCTTATCATGCCAATATTATTTTGGACGATGATGCGGCATGTAACAAGATCTTGTCCTTGGATTCCAATATTGACGACCAGCATGTTGTGGCGCTGATGCAAATTTTCCTGGATTCTTTTAATTAAGTCGCAATTCGGGTGAATTGACTATAATTACATGAGCAACATGTAAATCCCCAATTCTAAATGCCGCTTCACAAATTGTAAAATAGTATTCATAAGAACGCAGCAAACTTTCATTATAGCCCAATTCTAATATCTTTCCAGACTTACTAGTCATTTGTTGTTTCCAAACTTTTAATGTTTCA